GTCGAGACCCAGCTGCTATCCGATGGGACGGTTGTTTATAAATATGTCGAAAACAGCAATGTCAATGTCTATTCGGCTGATTCGATCTGGCATCTGAAGCTATTTGGCAACGGGATTGTCGGCAAATCGCCTCTCGCGTTCGGTCGTAATATTGTGGGTGTGGCTCAAGCAACCGAGAAAGCCGTCACGAAAATTTACTCAAACGGCGGGAAACCCTCGGGCGTTCTGTCGATTGACCGTCTGCTGACCCCGGAACAACGCGCAGCAGTACGGGAAAACTTCTCCACTTTAACAACCGGGACGGATGAGCGACTGCTTGTGCTTGAAAACGGCATGAAATTCGATCAGATCAGCCTATCCCCGCAAGATATTGAGTTGTTATCCTCTCGCCGCTTCCAACTTGAAGAAATATGTCGATGGTTTGGCGTTCCGTCTGTTCTCGTTAATGACACCTCTGGTTCTACGGCATGGGGATCAGGGATCGAGCAACTTGTTAATGGTTTCTACAAGTTGAATCTCAGGCCATACCTGGAGCGAATTGAGGCGTCTGTGCGATGCAATCTGTTTACCGAGGATGAGGCTAGAGATTACGAGATCGAGTTTGATTTTGAGGGTCTATTGCGATCAGACATTAAGTCTCGGTTTGAAGCGTACCGGACTGCGGTTGCTGGTACGATTATGACTCCCAACGAAGTCAGGAAACTGGAGGGCTTACCTATTATCGACGGTGCTGATAAACTACTCTCGCAAATGAACATGACTCCGATTGAGCAAATCGGGCAAGGAGTCCAAAATGCTTAAACACAAACTTATCAATTTCGATCAATTGCAGGTCAAATTCGACGCTGAAAAAGATGGGTTTTTTAGTGGATATGCTTCCGTTTTTGATGGTGTTGACGCTTATGGAGACACGATTATCCAAGGCGCATACACCAAAACGCTGCAAAAGCGCGAACGCCCTATTCAGATGCGGTGGAATCATTACGGTGATGTGATCGGAAAATGGACTCACATCAAAGAAGATGAGAAAGGTCTGTATGTCGAGGGCGAATTGACTCCAGGCCACAGCAAAGCGTCTGATGTATATGCAAGCCTTAAACACGGCTCGATCTCTGGCCTTTCCATTGGATATCGAGTCGTTAAAGGTATTCCGAACGCTAATGACGGCTTTGATCTACACGAAATTGATTTAGTGGAGATTTCGGTTGTAGAGTCGCCAGCCGATAATGCGGCTCATGTTTCCGATGTGAAATCCGAAATCGATGGAATTGACTCGCTGAAAAGCATCGAACGCTATATGCGAGAGACTTATACTGTATCGAAGGCTGATGCTGTTGCGCTGGTAAGCCGCATCAAGACCTTGTGCCGGAGTGATTCTGGTGCAGAAGAAAATCGGAGTGATTCTGAGGATCAAAACCTAGCCAGCAAAGAAATCGCAGCATATATCGCTGCAATCACCTCAAGATCATTCTGAAAGGAATCAAAATGGATACCGAAATCAAATCTGCACTTGATGCTCATGGCGCTGCCATTGACTCTGCAATTCGCAAATACGAGGAAGAACTGAAGATCGCTGGCTCTGCTTCCAGCGAAGCCAAGGCCGAGGTCAAGGCTCTGGCCTCCAAGTTTGAATCTATGGCCACCGAGTTCGGCCAAAAGATCGCTGGCATCAAAGATCCGGGTTCGCCCGTTATCGAGACTGCCGGTTCCGAGTTCATCAAATCGGAAGCCTTCAAGCAATTGATCGCTGGCACCACGCAACGCGCTCGCCTTGAAGTCAAGAATACCGTCACTAGTGTTGCTGGCAGCACCACGCATCCGACCCAGCGTGCTGGCGTGATTGCTGGCTCGTTTGCTCCGCTGACGGTTCGTGATCTGTTCCGTGTGATCCCTGTGACCTCAAATGCCGTTTACGGTATGCGTGAATCCGCTTGGACGAACTCGGCAGCAGAAGTTGCTGATGCTGGTAATAAGGCCGAATCCAGCCTGACATTTGAGGCATATAACACCACCATCCAGACCGTCGCTCACTTTATCAAGGTGTCCAACCAACTGATGGCTGATGCCCCGGCAGTCATGGCCTATATCGACACCCGTTTGCGTGATGGACTGGCCCAGCGCATTGATGCACAACTGCTGAACGGCGACGGCACTAGCCCGAACCTGTCTGGCCTGACCGACAGCGGCAATTTCACGGCTTATACCGCGACCGCTGGCGATCTGTTGATTGATGCTGTCAATCGTGCGAAGTACACTCTGTGGGCGGCTGGCAATATGCCTGATACCGTCATCATCAACCCGGCTGACTGGGGTTCGATGGAACGCACTCGTGAAGGCAGCGGCTCTGGGATGTACTTGTATGGCGCACCTGGCACTATTGGCTCAGTGAACCCGTTTGGCTTGCGTGTTGTTCTGAGCAACAACATGACCAGCGGCAAGTTCCTGGTGGGTGCTTTGGATATGTCCACCGTCGTGTACGAGCGTCAAGGTGCTGTGGTTGAAATGGGCTATGTGAACGCCGATTTCACCAACAACCTCGTGACTATTCGCGCAGAGGAGCGTCTGGCGTTGGCTGTTGAGCGTCCGGCTGCAATCCTGTACGGCAACTTCACGGCCTGATTTTTGGGCTAAAATAGACCCGCTGGAGAGATCTGGCGGGTCTTTTTTTTGGGAGAACAAAATGCAAGTCGCTGTGACTGCGAAAGTAATTCTTGATGACATTGAAGGTCGTCTGGTAAAAGGTCAAATTGTTGATCTTCCCGATCACAAAGCAATGTTTTATATTGAGCGCAATGATGTGCAGTTATATCAAACGAAGGTTTTGAATGATTGCCCTTCAATCGGCATTGAAAGCGCCGAGAAAAAGAAGCGTGGCCGACCACGAAAAGACGGCTTGTAAATTGACCTTATGCGTGGTCAAATATGACATCCGAATAGGAATCGGGTGTAACAATGATCGGCGGAACCGTGATTGATATGCTGCGAATTGTTGTTGATTCTAACTGGGAAGAACGGCCATGAGCATTGATATAAACGACATCGACGAGCTTGCAGAAGTCAAACTGGCATTGCGGATCACTCATTCCGACGATGACGATTTGCTTCAACGCTTGTTGCAGAGCGCGACCCGCGAATGCTTACGATTCCTGAATAGCACAGAATTGCCGGTCGATGATTCAACGGCTGATACGGTTGACATACTGCCCGATATCTTCAATGGCATTGTTCTTATGGTGCAAGCAGACTATGAGGGCGATCCGACGAAGCGGGACATATATCGCAGGTCAGCAGAGTCATTGTGGACTCCGTATCGTTCAGAGATGGGTGTGTAATGTTGGCGCATCGTTTACGGCATCGGGTTCAAATCCATTCCTTGACGGTGAGTATTGATTCCGATACTGGCGCACAAACCGAGACATGGGGCGTGGTGGATGGTTCCGTTCCAGCCGAGATCCTGCCGTTAAATGGGCGTGAGTTAATCGCCGCGCAAGCAATTCAATCGGCTATCAACAGCAAGATCATTATTCGCCACAGATCAGACCTGACCGAATCAATGCGACTTGTCAATGACTCAATAATTTACGACATCAAGGCTATTCTGCCTGACCCGACGCTCCGGCGGTATCTTGTCCTTATGTGCGAGGGTCGCAATGGCTGAAATGACGATTAAAATCACGGGCGCAGATCATGTTATTACCATGCTCAAATCAATGCCAAGTGAGGTCGTCTCCAAAAGGCATTCCCCTGTCAAAAAGGCTTTATTAAAGGCTGGGAGGGTTATTCAGTCCGAGGCCAAAAAGAATGTCGCACGCATCATTGCGGAACCAAATATCGGTCCTCAATATAAAAGCACAGGAACGCTTATAAAGCATATTATCGTCTCCCGTTCGCGGATGAATTCCGGTGAAAATGGCGAGAAATATATAGTTCGATTGAAGCCCGGTAAGCGCATCAAATACGCAGAGACCCGTGAGAATGTCCGAAGGCGCAGAGTGGGACGATTCTATAATCTAGATTCCCCTGCTTTCTACGGCAGGTTGCTTGAATACGGCACATCCAGAATGAGAGCGCACCCGTGGCTTAGACCCGCCGTGATGTCAAAGGGACGAGAGGCTATCAAAACGGCGGTTGATTTTTTGGTCATCGAAATTGACCGTATTGCGAAACGATTGGCAAAGGGCGGCAATGTTTCCTAATATCTACTCGACATTGAAAGCAAGCTCGGCTGTGACGGCTATTGTGGGTTCGTCTCCGATGCGAGCCTATGGTCATGGTAATGCGCCTCAAGACACGGAGAAGCCTTATATCGTATATTCGGTATATTCGGGAAGCCCAGAAAACAATCTTTCTGATATTGCAGACATTGATCTTTATTCCTTGCAGATTGATTGCTATCATCAAACGGATTCAGGTGTAGAATCACTCGCAAGTGCTGTGCGAGATTCAATGGAAGGCATCGGTTATTTAACGGGTGTTCCTATTGACGAACGAGAGCAGGACACCAAACTTTTTCGGATCGCCATGCAGTTCGATGTATGGCACAGCAGGTAATCGGCCCTTCGGCCATTTTTGAAAGGAAGCATCATGGCTACAGTTAAAACCCAAGGGACTGAAATCTTCTTTATCGACTCCGTTACCGGGGCTACGGACACTCTCGTCAAGCTCTCTTGCCCCACGGGTATCACGGGTCTTGGTGGTGCGGCAGATCAGATTGACACGACCTGCCTGGAAGCGACCGAGCGCACTTATGTTCGCGGCCTGGCGAATCCTGGCCAAGTGTCTGTCCCGTTCAATTTCCACCCGGACGAGACTTCGCATCAAGTGCTTTTTGAACTCAAGGATGATGGCTCGGTGCTGCACTGGTGCATCTGTCTGTCCGATGGCACGACCGATCCGACCCTATCCGGCGGCATATTCTCTGGCCCTGCAAGCCGCACTAATGCCAAGTTCGACGCTTATGTCTCGGATGTTAATATCGACATCGCTACGAACGAAGTTGTACGCGGTACGCTGACCCTGCAACGCTCCGGCGCTGTGACCTGGGCTTTCGCATAAGGAGTAATCATGCTCGCAGATAGCCTGTTCGTGTCTGATAAAGTACACGAACGCATGGTCAAACTTTCCGATGGTTCCGAGTACAAGATGTGGTTCAAGGAACTGTCAGCCATCGAGTTCAGGCGATTCCATATTGCCGAACAATCCGCTGACGAAGAGAAACAGGCTGCAAGCATGGCGAAACTTATCGCTGCGAGTCTTTGTGAAGAGGATGGCAAGCCAGCCATTACCTACAAACAAGCCTTGAAACTCACGGCGTTGGCAATGAACGCGCTGTCCATGACCATCCTTGAGGTCAATGGCTTCGGAGGTGCTGAAAAAAACGGCTAAAAACCAAGGGCGAGGCATGGTTCTGGCATATTCTCGCAATTGCTCTTGGTGGCCGAACAATTGAGGAATGGCAATCCTCAATGAGTCAGAGGGAGTTCAATCAATGGATTGAATTCTTTAAGTTGTATCCTTTTGATGATTTTCATCGATTTCACAGGCCAGCCGCATTGGTTGGCGCTTCAATGGGTGCGAATCCAGAAAAGGCGCTGGAATGGCTGCAACCAGATCCGGTTTTGAGTGATTTCTCAATTGCCGACATCAACACATTCAAGGCATTCGGAATAAAACCGCCAATAAAGGAGTGAATCATGGCAGCAGGTCAAATCGTCATTGATCTCTTAATGAAGACAGGCAGTTTTGTCACCAATTCAAAAGTTGCCGAAAGCGCCGTTAAAGGCATTGGAAAATCTGTAGAGGAGATGACCATCAAGCTGAGGGCTGCTGGCCCAGCTATGGCCGCTACAATGTCCGCCTCTGCCACTTCAGCGATGGCTTATGCCAATCAAGTAGTGGATGTGGCGATAGCTAATGATGTTGCTGTGGGTTCCATCGTTCAACTTTCCGATGCGCTCGCATCGAGCGGTGGCAAGTCTGAAAATGCTGCCACATTATTCGCGGCGTTCACGAAGTACCTAAACCAAGCCGCTAAGGGTGCCAAGGACGCTCAGGAATCATTTACAGGAATTGGGGTTAGTCTTCAAAAACTGTCCAAGATGGGGGCAGATGAGTTATTCAGGGAGACCGTGGCTCAAATCGCCGCCATAGAAGATCCTATAAAACGAAATGCAACAGCGATGGCTGTTTTCAGTGAGGCCGTTAAGGGTGTCGATCTTGTCGGTCTGAATAACGAATTGAAATCCACCTCTAAACTCAGCGAGGAACAGGAAGCGGGAATTGCGGCTGCGGCGGCGGCATGGGACAAATTGAGTCAGGCTGGGCGGGATTTCAAGCTCTCCGTGGCAGAAGCGATTGGCCCCGGTATGGCAGCTATTATTGATTTCTTCAATAAACTCGTCGGGAAGGATGCCATGATGACGGCATTCAAAACGATCTTCCAGGCAATCCTTATATTCGCTTCTGATGTCGGATTCGTCATTGCCACTATGATCAACGATATCAAGGGTCTTATGGAGGCGGCGAAAGCGTTTGCTGGTAAGGGCGGGATGGAGGGAGCGAAAGCTATTCTCAAAAGAACTGCCGATGAAGATCGCAAACGCAGAGACGAACTCGATCTCACGCAACAGCGCATCATGGGGACGGCCTATAAACGGTCGGATGTGGGTCTATTCAGATCGCCTGAGACTTCTGGTGTCGGTCGCACTATTGATGTGGTAAAGACGGGCGGGAAAACCCCCGGCGGGAAAACCCCCGCACAGATCCTTACTCAGAATCAGGCCGCTGATTTCGAGGAAGCCATGCGGATTGATGGTCTAAGGCAAAAACAAGAGTTGTCTAATCTTCAGCAGGTTGAAGAGGCTAGACAGTTAGCACACGACGAGTTCATGAGCCGTCAAACTGTAGAGGATGCGATTCTTAGCGAGAAGTGGGACAAGGAGAATGCGGCCATTCAAAAAGGGTTGATGATCTATGAACAGACCAGAACCCCGATGGAGCAACTAAACGAACGGTTCACCGAACTAAATGAGTTGTTAGATGCTGGCGTGATTAGCTGGGACACTTATGCTAGAGCCACCTTGGATGCTCAAGACAAATTCGACCAGTTCTCTAAAAAGACGGAAGAAGAATCCTCTACGATTAAAAAGATCATGGAAGAGTCTGGCCGCGCATTCACAGACTTTTTCGCAAATATGCTCACCGGCACAAAACAGGCCAGCATGAGTTTTTCGGACATGGCGCGGTCAATCGTGGCTGATCTGCTTAAAATTCAAATCCAGAAGCGAATCACAGATCCTTTGGTAAATATGGGAACATCGTTCCTTGATGGTCTCTTTACAGGCGCACGGGCGGATGGTGGCCCCGTCAGTCAGGGATCGAGCTATCTTGTTGGAGAGCGTGGCCCTGAACTGTTTGTTCCAAATTCGTCTGGCTCAATCATTCCAAACAATCAACTGCAAGGCGGCGGGATTACAATCAATCAATCAATCAATGTCTCGACCGGCGTTCAGCAAACCGTCCGGGCTGAGATAATGAACTTGATGCCGCAGATTTCAAATGCCGCCAAATCCGCTGTGGCCGATGCCAAGATGCGAGGCGGTTCGTACGCAGCCGCGATGAGGTAATTATGGCCATTACATACCCTGTCCAATTCCCGACATATAACATCAAGTCTGTAAACATTCGTGCGCGGAGCATTGTGGGTATCTCCACCTCCCCGTTCACCGGCCAGCAACAGGTCTATCAACATCAAGGCCAATGGTGGGAAATGGAAATCACCCTCCCGCCCATGAAAGCAGATGATGCCGAGGCAATCGCCGCGTTCATGCTGAAAATGAATGGCAGTTACGGGACATTCCTTCTCGGGGATCCGGCGAATCGCTCCCCGCGTGGCATTGGAACCGGAACGCCTCTGGTAAACGGATCGGGTCAGACTGGCGGCACACTCGTCACCGATGGGTGGACGCCAAGTAAAACCAACATCATGAAGGCTGGCGACTGGATTCAACTGGGAACTGGAACCGCGACAAGATTGTATCGCGTCTTGAATGATACGGATTCGGACTCGTCTGGTAACGCGACGCTGGATATATGGCCGAATTTAAGGTCTTCGCCATCTGACAACGCTTCGATCATTGTCAATTCTACGCATGGGCAATGGCGGTTGGCTTCCAACGAAGTGCAGTATTCTATTAGTGATGCGAAAATCTACACATTCACAATCGCTTGTATAGAGGCACTATGAGCCGCACGCTGACGAACGATGTTAAAACAATCATCGAATCCACCAATGTTCAGCCGTTTCTTTTATTTGAGGGCGAGTTCATTACTGGCTATTTGCGGTTATGGACTGGCTATGGTGATCTGACATGGAACGGTTTTACATGGCAAGGCACGGGATATTTGTTTGATATAAGCTCGGTCAGGGAAAGCTCTGACGGGACGGCCAATGGGGTCACGGTCTCCCTCTCAGGCATTCCTTCTGCGATGCTGAGTCTGGTCTTATCGGATATCAAACAGAATCTCCCCGGAAAAATCTGGATCGGTTTCCTCGACAACGGCGTGGTCAGTGATCCGATTCTGTTATTCGAAGGGCGGCTTGATATTTCGGCAATCCATGAGGATGGTGAAACCTCGACTGTAAATATTGATTACGAATCCCGTCTGATTGATCTACAGCGACCGCGTGAAAATCGCTATACTCACGAAGAGCAGCAAGCCCGATTTGCTGGCGATCTTGGTTGTGCATTCGTCGTTTCATTGCAAGAAGCAAACATTGTTTGGGGAAGGGCTGGGTAACTTATGGGATGGCTTAGTAAGTTATTCAAGGTCGCGCTTATCGGTGCGGCCATTGCGACAGGCGTTGGGTTAATCGCAACTCCGGGTCTTGTTGGTAGCGCGGCAGCCTTCGGGATGACCGGCGCATCGGCATTCTTCGCGTCAACCTTTGCTACACAATTTGTTCTCGGTGCTGTAGCACAATCCATGATGAAGAAGCCGGATATGACCGGCTTGCAGAACAATGGCCAGACCGTAACAAGTCGAAATCCTTTAGCCCCGTTCAAGGTCATCTATGGACGCACGCGGGTGGGTGGAAATATTCTCTACATGGGGACAACCCCGGACAATGAGAACAAATACCTCCATCAAGTCATTGCTATCGCTGGCCATGAAATAGATGCGTTTGAGGCCGTTTACGCCAACAACGAAGAGGTGGCCATAGATGGATCTGGATTCAGCCTCGCCAGTTCTGCGTATGGAAACAAGATCCGCATCAAGTACAAACTTGGCACGGACGACCAAACGGCTTTCTCTGATCTTGTTTCGGAGACCGCATCGCTTGGGGAGTCCGCATGGACAGCAGAACACCGGGTTCGTGGCTCTGCGCTTGTCTATATCCGACTTGAATACGATCAGGATAAATTCCCGAACGGAATCCCGAACTTCACTTTCAAGGTTCGCGGTAAAAAGGTTTACGACCCTCGCACTCAAGTGACCGCATGGAGTGCGAACCCTGCGCTCTGCCTGAACGATTACCTGACCGATCAGATGAATGGTCTGGCTTGTACATACGCCACCGAAATTGATGAGGCCGCGTTAATTGCTTCTGCAAATATTTGCGATCAGGATGTTGTTCTGGCCCAGGGCGGGACTGAAAACCGATATGAATCGCACGGCGTTATCTCCACATCTGAAAGACCCGACGATGTAATCAATAAGCTGCTGACAGCTATGGCTGGCAAAGCAGTCATGACGCAGGGGAAATGGAGAATCCTTGCCGGTACATATTACACACCGACTCTGACCTTTGATGAGGGTGATCTGCGTTCTGGGATTCGGGTGCAGACACTTGTCTCCCGGCGCGAGAATTTCAACACGATCAAGGGTGTCTTTTCATCTTCTGTTGATAATTACATCGTTACTGACTTTCCCCAGGTCAGTGATCCGTTATTCGTCGAAGAAGATAATGGTGAGATTGTTGAGAAATCAATTGAATTGCCGTTTACGACCTCTGCTGCAACAGCGCAACGCTTGGCAAAAATTGAACTGCTGAAGGCTCGGCAGCAAATAACGACAACTCTGCCGTTGAAACTGAATGGATTGAAGGCCAATGTCGGCGACATTATAAATGTCGATAATGAACGCCTCGGATGGAATGAAAAGAAATTCGAGGTTGTTTCTGTAAATATGACGCTTGGTGAGATTCCAGGCGTTGATCTTGATCTTCGTGAAATATCGACCGATGTTTTCGATTGGTCAACATCCGAAGAACAGGAATTTGATTCGGCTCCGAACACGAATCTACCGAATCCTTTTAATGTCGCGGAAGTGACCGACCTCGATGTTATTGGCACTTCGATTATTACGCCTGACGGCGTTTCTCAATCGGCACTGTTAGTGACTTGGACACCGCCAGTCAATTCATTCGTAACTCAGTACGAAGTCCAATGGATTCGCGGTTCGTCTAATGTTGACTATGGGTTAATCACAAACGCAGGATCGCTCGTTAATTATGGTTTGATTACCGCCGCTGCTGATACATTCCCTGATTACGGATCGATTACAGGCGTTATTTCAGAGTCAGAAACAAATTATAACTCTGTATTTGTGACGACCCCTTATCATGTCATCAATTCTATTCTTGACGGCGCGGAATACGCAGTTCGCGTGCGCTCAATAAACGCGCTTGGGGTGCGCTCAGGATGGACATCCTCTAATCAGACAGGGTACGGTGATACAGAAGCTCCGCTTGCTCCGACACTATTCTCGGCGACAGGTAATTACCGTGGCATCTCTCTGTCGTGGGTCAATCCCACGGTTTCGGATTTCGACCGCGTTGAGATTTACAGGAACACCACAAACAACTCTGGGACAGCGACACAGATTGCCACGATTCGCGCATCTGCATTTATTGATGGGCCGCTTGAAACATACATAACCCGTTATTATTGGTTGAAGGCTGTAGACAGGTCTGGGAATAAATCCAACTTCTCCACGATGGCCTATGCGACGACCGACTTTATCAATGAGGATTCGTTCTCTTCCTCGGTGATGAATCTGTTTTCCGAGGCTGGTGCGTATGGAATCGAGCCTGTTTCCACGCTTCCTGCAACGGGTGATTTCGACGGCCAGATAAAATTCGACAAAACAGCAAATAAACTCTATCGGTGGGACGCGGCGACCTCCTCATGGACAGATGACATCTTCTCGATTACCGCTGGATCTGTTGATTACGCTTCATTCGCCTCCGGTATTGAACCTGTAAAAATCGTTAACGAGTTGCCAAGCCCGTCTGGATATGTCGGGCCGACCGTTGTATTTCTGACCACTGATAACAAACTCTATCGCTACACTGGATCAGGTTGGACTGCTGCGATTGCGGCGGCTGATGTT